GATGGCGGCCTTAGTGAGTTTGACGCTACGAGGGCCGCTTATTTTGAACTACGACGGGCAGGGGGTGACGTGCCAACTGCGGTCAGCGAAGAATGGAAACGAGTTGGGAGGTTAACGAAGTGAGTGAGAGCGACAAGACGAATCATGTTGGCGGTTGCTGCACTGACAAGTGCTGCAACGATCAGACCTGCATGACGCTTCCGGTGGGAAAGACGTGTGGAGACTGTAAGCATTTCAGGCGTTGCCGTGCGTTGATAGGCTTGGATGAGTCGTGTGCAATCTGCGATTTCTACCCGCGTCGGTTTTCTGAGGTTGAGAAAGTGAATGAGGCTTGCGGATGAGTGAGCAAAAGATTGAACAGTTTTGGCGTGATGCAACGGCGGATGATGTTGCTAGGGTGATGAAGGGCGAAACGGTTGAGATCAGGGTGCGAGATGGCGATGACGAAGACTGGGTGGAAGGTGAATTCCTCGGCGGTTTTCATCGCGGTAATTGCGAAGAGTTTGAATGGAAAGACCGTGACGGAGTGCCGTGGATACACTGCCAAGTCTACGACCCGCCAGCGTGGTACATCAACAAGCCCGATCCAGGCGAAGGGTACAGGCTGCTGGGGAAGTTTCCGCCGGAGGATCTTCAAAAGGGCGATGAGGCTTGGGGGAATTATCAAGATAATGAGTGGGGCAAGTCGGATTACGCCGAGAGAGGACCCAGATACCAATCCGAAAAACTCTGGTATCGCCGACGCATTGCGAACTCTCCAATATCTTCGGATAGTTGCCGATCCCGCGACACAATACCCAGCGGCTGGCGTTTGCTCGGCAAGGATGAAGAGCGGCTTGCAAGTGATGCGTATTGGTCGCTAGGTGCGAAGGATTGGATCGTTATCGGTGATGACAGAGTTGCCGATGCGAATGAGTTTTACAAGTGGCACGCGATTAGGCAGATCGTTGTGGCTGATTTCTTTCTGCTTGAAGGATACGGCTACAGCACGCCAGGCGGTCAGACCATCCGCATTACCGAGAAAGGCTTTGAGGTGCTGTGATGGCATGGCGAATAGTGCAACAGCCTAACGGCAAGTTGGCAAGGTTCAGCGATGTTTGTGACGACTTCACGGATGTTGAAATGACCTATGAAGAGGCCCTCGACGAGTGTATCCGCGAAGGCATGTCGGTGATGGATGCAGTCGATAAGGTGATGCGAGGGATCGAAGCCGGCAACGCTCGATACCTCGAATGCCTGGAGACAATTCGCATGATACACGGAAGGGGGAATCAATCGTGACCAACAACGAACAGGCCGCAGCCCACCGCATCCTGCGAAAGCACGGCATCGAGCACAAGTTGCAAGGGCATCGCTTGCCATTGACGAGCGATGAGTTTGCAATCGGCATTGATGGCGGATGGTATCAAGGTTTTGTAGACGTTGTAGAACACGTTCAGCGAGTTGCAAACAAATACAGCTACGCAGAATACGACATGGCAGCATGGATAGTTGCCGAGATTACCGAGGCAGCAAAGAGGGATGCGAATGCCGATAAGCCGTGAGCGACTGATTGAGATCGAACAACACGCCAGACGCTTCGGCCCGGCGAATTGCTGGACAGGGACTAGCGGTACACTCTCGGCAATGATAATCGAACTGCTGAGAGAGATTGAGACACTACAAGCCGACAAGCAAAGGGGCAACGGTTGCTCCGAGGGAGTCGGCGTAACGGAGGTGAGAGAATGAACTACGAAGAGTTTATAAGGTCGAAGACCAAGCGGCTACCGTCGCTAGGGATTGAGATTGACGAAGGCGATCTTAATCCGCGATTGATGGACTGGCAAAAGCGAGTAGTGTCGTGGGCTATGCGTCGAGGGCGTGCGGCATTGTTCGAGGATTGCGGACTAGGCAAGACGTTTCAGCAACTCGAATGGGCTAGGCTTGTGCATCGCCAGACGCAAATGCCGGTTGTTGTGCATTGCCCAGTCGGCGTGCGCCATCAAACAAAGCGAGAAGCCGAGAAGTTTTCAATCCAATGTCAAGTCGAAGTTGTTGATTTGTCCGATGCGGTTATCGACGGCATTAACCTCGTAAACTACGAAAAGCTTCATCGCTTCGATGGTGTTGAGTTTGGCGGAGTCGTGCTTGACGAATCGTCGATCCTTAAAAGCGTTGCGGGTAAGACCAAGGCGGAGTTAATCGCACGCTACGAAGGGACGCGGTTTAAGTTGGCATGCACTGCTACGCCATCGCCTAACGACACAATGGAACTTGGTAACCATGCCGAGTTCCTTGGGGTCTGCGAAGCCTCTGACATGCTCAATAGGTTTTTCTTCCACGACTCCGGCGATACGTCAAAATGGGTTCTTATGCCTCACGGGCATGGAGACTTTTGGAAGTGGGTTGCCCAATGGGCGGTTTGCATTGGCAAGCCATCAGACATTGGCGGCATAGATGCTGGGTTCGCACTTCCAGAACTTCGCACGCATCGCCACACGGTAGAGGCCGACATTGCATCCAGTGACGACGGGTATCTGTTTAACATCGCTGGATTAAGTGCAACAAACATCCACGAAGAGAAGCGGAAAACATGCGATGCACGCTGCGCAAAAGCAGCGGAGATTGCGTCTAGCGTAGACGGTCAGTGCTTGATCTGGTGCGACACGAACTACGAAGCGGATGCACTTGCTAAACTCATGCCGGATGCGGTTGAGGTTCGCGGATCGGACAAAGACGCGATCAAGGAGTCTCGATTGCTCGGCTTTGGGAAGAATGAGTTTCGGGTGTTGGTCAGTAAGCCATCGATAGCAGGCATGGGCATGAATTGGCAGAACTGCAACACAATGATCTTTGCTGGGTTGTCGTACTCGTTTGAAGACTACTATCAAGCCGTAAGGCGTTGCTGGCGTTACGGCCAGACGAGGCCGGTTGATGTTCACATTGTTATAGCCGACAGCGAATCGGCGATCACCTCCGCGATTGCTCGCAAGCAATGCGACTTTGAAGCGATGCGGTGCGGAATGGCTGACGCAATGAGAATGTCAACGCTTGAAGAGTTTGGTTTGCGTGAAGGTAAGCGTTCGCACGTTGCGAGCGAGAAGTTTTCGATTCCGTCTTTTTTGGAGGTTTAGTCAATGAGTATTCCAGCAAATGAAATGTCACAGGGAAATGGATGGGCGATTTACAACGGCGATTGCTGCGAGGTAGTTCCGGCGTTGCCTGATGAGTCAATCGGGTTTAGCGTATTTTCTCCACCGTTCGCATCGCTATACGTCTACAGCGACATTGTGAACGACATGGGCAATTGCGAGAGCGATGAGCAATTTTTCGAGCAGTTTTCGTACTTGGTGAAGGAGTTAATTCGAGTCACAAAAACCGGTCGATTGTGCAGCGTGCATTGCATGAACATGCCAAGCACTATTCAGCACAACGGCTATATCGGACTGCGGGACTTTCGCGGTGACATCATCCGATGTTTTCAGGCTAACGGGTGGATTTACCATTCGGAGGTTTGCATATGGAAAGATCCAGTCACAGCGATGCAACGCACTAAAGCACTTGGATTGCTCCACAAGCAAGTTTGCAAAGACTCAGCGATGAGTCGGCAAGGCATCCCGGATTATGTTTGCACGTTTCGCAAGCCGGGTAAAAATGCCGATCCTATCGCGGGTGAGTTCGATCACTTCGTCGGTACTGACTTTGAGAGTACTGGCAACTTCTCGATTGATACTTGGCAGCGTTACGCTTCGCCAGTGTGGATGGATATCGACCAAAGCAACACGCTCAACGGAAGGGCTGGACGCGACGATAAAGACACTCGGCACATCTGCCCGCTTCAACTCGATGTTATCCATCGTTGCTTGCAACTGTGGAGCAAGGAGGGCGATACAGTACTCAGTCCGTTTCTGGGCGTTGGCTCGGAAGGATTTGAGGCGATTAAAATGAAGCGGAAGTTCATCGGCGTTGAACTCAAGGAATCGTATTTTGCAGAAGCGGTCAAGAACTTGCGACGAGCCGAAGTAATCGCAAACGCTCCTACACTCTTCGACTAACAGGTTGGCTCGCCTGGGCAAAGGTGCCGACGACTTGGGCCGTTGGAATCCCGCCGAACGAGCTGGTGCGCGGTAAGTGCCAAGTGTCTCACTTTAACTACCGCTTCAACCTCCACGCTCCGCCTCGAAAGGGGCGGGGCGTTCTTGAGACTTGGCATTCCCTACGGAATGTCGAAAAGTACAATTTAGCGAAATGGCTTGCCCGCCAGACCAAAACACAAAACAACTCCAGTGCCTTCGTGTCTTTGCGTACTCACGCAACTGGCGGGCAAAACGAGGGCACTGGAGGTCTCACAAGGGATTGCGTATGAAAACGCACGGAGTCGGAAAATCCAATCGCACTCCATTCAAGCACTTCTTGCTTAATGAAGCGGTTGGAAAAATCGTCGGGGTTCTTGCGCTCAATCGTCCCCATGTTCCATGCAAGGCGAATCCATTCCTGATGGTAGACCTTTGCGGAGGAGATGGCCACGAGCCGGAAGACGGGTCGCATAAAGCATCGCCTCGAATGCTTTACAAGCACGGGAGTTATCTAGCGTCGAAAGGCTTTGGTTTTCGCCTCGACGTGATCGAAAAGGATATTTACACCTTTGAGAAACTGTCTAGTAATTGCGAATACATGGACAAAAGCAAGGTTGCATTGGTCAATGGAGATGCCAGGAACTACGAACTTCCGATGCTTGAGAACAATCAAGCGGTCTTTGTGCATTGCGATCCAAACGCAGTTTCCCATATGCCGTTGACCGGGCCTTTCGTTGCGTCTTGGAATCGGCATACAAACTACTTGGTAACGCTTGGCTGCAATGTCGGCGGTGCCAAGAGGCTATCCTATGAAGAGCGTCTTGGATGGTTCGACTATATCAACATGCTTACGTTGCATCTCCCGAAGCATCATGATGCAATGCTGTTTTGGCTGCAAAGTGACGCTTCAATGTGGGCGTACTTACTGAGTTTTCCTTCGACATGGGCGAAGGACTTTCAGGCGATGGCAACCAAGAAGGCACTTGGTTTTTGGCCTAAAGGCGTTGGAGCGGCTAGTTATTGCACGCAGCGGGAAATCTTTGATGACCAAGTACGGCAACTGTTCTTAACCAAGGAGGAATACAATGGAAACGCTTAACGACATTCTGATTCACTACCCAGAGATTACGGCGGTGCATCCGGCATGCTTGGCGGTGCCTGAGATCAGCGATGAGGACAGAGAGAAACTAGAGCAAGACATCGCATCTAAGGGATTAATGGAGGATATCGTTCTGACCTCGGATGGGCAACTGCTCGACGGTCGCAATCGATTGGTGGCTTGCTATCGAGGTAAGATCGAGCCAAGATTTACGAAAACAACGTCCGATCCTTGGGAAGTGGCGTTCTCAAGAAATATCGCTCGAAGGCACTTGAGCACAAAGCAGCTTGCTGTGTTTGGCTTGGCTTGGGTCGATCATGAAAAGCAGCAAGCCAAGAAACGACAGCAGGATCACGGAGGGACTGCACCAGGAAAAGAAAAAAACACTTCAGGAAATGTTTCCTTGAGTGAAGGAGGCCAATCCCGTGACAAGGTTGGCGAGAGGGTCGGCACTAGCGGGAGATCAATCGACAAGATTGCTACCGTTGCCGAACACGCACCGGAAAAACTCAAGGACGATTCGACGCTTGAGGAAGCCTACAAAGAGGCTCAAAAGGTCAAGAAGCAGAAGGCGTCCTTGCCCGTCGAGAGTTTGCTTCCTCCATCGGAAAACCTTGTTCCGATCATCACCGCCAAAGGCAAGGAGTCGCTAATTCCAATGCCGAAGAGGGTTGTTTTCAATCAGACAAATGATTCCGTCGATTGGGCCTCTTGGACTTGGAATCCCGTTACCGGCTGCGAGCACGGGTGCAAATTCTGTTACGCCAGGGAAATCGCTTACTCCGAACGCATGGCGGACTACTACCCGAACAAGTTCGAGCCGACTTACCACGGATACAGATTAGCAGCCCCAAGGAACACGGCAAAGCCTGGATCGTGCGATCCAAGAGACGGTCGGGTTTTTGTGTGCTCAATGGCTGACTTGTTTGGTAAATGGGTTCCCGATGCTTGGATCGAGTCGGTTTTCGACGCTTGCATTAAGTCGCCTCAATGGGAGTATCTGTTTCTCACGAAGTGGCCAGCGAGGTATTCAAAAATGCCATTGATTGAAAAGGCTTGGTACGGTGCATCTGTAATCCAACAGTCTGACGTTAAGCGGGTCGAATCAGACATGCAAAAAATCACAAGCGACAAAGTAGTTCGGTGGATCAGTCTTGAGCCAATGCTAGAGCCTATCCGCTTCAACGATCTTGCATGGTGTGACTTGGTTGTAATTGGTTCGCAAACACCTACCAATCAACCGGATGGACGGGTTGAGGAGTTTGCTCCCGACTTCGACTGGGTTTTTGATGTTGTCGCGCAATGCAAGCAAGCCGGAGTCCCGTACTATCTCAAAGAAAACCTCGGTCTTTCAAGGCCAGGAATGAAGCTACCTAAGGGGCAACCGAAAGGATCAGCAATATGAGCTACGCGACGTATCAAGAGTATTTAAACACGGATCAGTTCAGGTGGGTTTGCGGGATTGCCGAGGAGCGATCCGGCGGACGCTGCGAGTCTTGCAGGTCGAAGACTGCGACAGAGTTTCACCATTTGCGATATTGCAAATGGGGCGAATACGATCCACCGGAAAATCTCGTCCACATATGCCACGAATGCCACTGCGATAAGCATAGGTGCGAAAAGTGCGGGCGTGTGGCGTTGAAAGCAAGGCATATCAAGAATGGATCACCAACTTGTGATAGGTGCAGCAATGGCACGTAAGAAACCACCATCTTTTGATTTCTTCGCTGATGACTTCATCGCTGGCACCTACCACATGGAAGCAGAAGCGGTCGGAATCTACATCCGTCTGTTGTGCTATCAATGGTCGAATGGGTCGATTCCCGACGACGAGCCGACACTTTGCAAGATTGCCGGAGTCGATGCGAACGCATTGCGAACGCATATGCGGTCGGTTATGCGAAAGCTATGCGTTGGCAATGCTGGAGAACTGTACAACGAGCGACTTGAGATCGAGCGAGCGAAGAAGTTAGAGATCATCGAGAAGGCCAAAAGATCAGCCGAGCAGCGATGGAGCAAGGAAAACAAAGGGAATCCGAAATTACGGACGGAAGATGACGGATGCGAACGCAATGCGAACGCATATGCCAACGCAATGCCAACGCAATGCTCCCTACTTCCTACTTCCAACGTCCTACTTCCAAATGTAAATAACCCCCTACCCCCTAAGGGGACAAGCAAAGCCGCTTCGCTAGGCGAATGGGACATACCGGACGGATTCGATACCCCAGAGGTGAGACAAGCCCTAAGTGACTTTGAAGCCATGCGGGCAAGTATCGGCAAGAAGATCAAGAGCCGGGCGAACGTTTCGAAGTCCCTGAGGGGTTATGACAGCCCGTCTCACTTGGTATATGCAATCGAGTTCGCTATCGGCAACGAGTACCAAGGCATCAAGCCTGAGTACAGGCCAAGCAACGTAGGGCAAGGTGGCTACAGTTCACCCAAGCCTAAGAAATCCACCTTACCCGTAATTGACGAAAACTGGGAGCCTGCCTAATGCCAATTCATCCAAGCCACTTTGAGGCATGCAAAGCAATCGAGGAGCAACTAATTGCGGGCGTCATCCTTCGGCCCGGAGACTTCTACGCGGTCGCTGATGCACTTGATAGCTCCGACTTCATTCATCAACCGATGGCGGACGCATGGGCGGCATTCCAGGCGATGGCGAAAGACGGCGTCGAGTTTCACCGCGAATCGGTAATGTTGTCAGAGCTTCGCAAGCGTGGCGTTTTTGACAAAATCGGCGGGGATGTTGGGTTCGCGGACTTAGTAACAAAGACCGTGCCGGGCCATATCGTTTACCACTCGGAGCAAGTGGCCCAGTGGGCGGAGCGCAGGCGAGTGCTACTAGCTTTGGAGTGGGGAGTGTCAGAAGCGTCATCGTTGGCATTCGATCCCGATTCGGTTGTCAGTAACGCTCAACAGCGATTGCTAAAAGCCAAGAGCATCGGCGGCGAGGATGTTCAGCATCTCGGTGATTTGATGGGTCAGTACCTTGAGACTCTCGAAGATGCTCGAGCCAACAGGCGGACGGCGGCAGTAGTGCGAACTGGGTTCAGGGAGATTGACATGGCGCTAAGTGGCGGGATACCGCTTGGATCGTACGCGATCCTTGCCGCTAGGCCGTCAATAGGCAAGTCGGCTCTTGCGATGGATATCGCCCAGAATGCAGCGATCAACGGCGATCAATCGTTATTCGTATCGCTCGAAATGTCTAATCAGCAGATCGGCCAGCGGCAGTTTGTGAAGAATGCCGACATGCGGATCAGTGAAATGCAGAATGCGAGTTACACCGATGCCGACTGCCTGAGGATGCTCAAGGCTTGTAGCGAAGCGAAGCAACTACCGCTTTACGTGTGGCAAGCGGCGGGTATCTCGATGGCTAGGATTGAATCGCGGTTAAGGGCGGAAGTTGCCAAGCGTGGCGTTAGACTTGTCATCGTTGACTACCTTGGGCTTATTCGCGGTAGCAGTCCACATCAAAAGATTTACGAGCGGGTGACGCAGATTAGCGGCGAACTTGCGAGGGTCAGCAAGCAGTTGAACATTGCGTTGCTGGTGCTATGCCAACTCGGCCGAGCGGCGGAGGGTGAAGAGCCATCGATTAACATGCTTAGAGACTCAGGGGCCATCGAGCAGGACGCGGATATTGTGATGCTATTGCACCGCGAAAGCAGAGACGCTCAAGATGCCGCGGTGCTGCTTGAGAAGCAGCGTAATGGCAAGGTAGGCAGGTTTAACCTCAAGTTCGACGGCAAGCGGTTTAGCGATGCGTTTCGAGACGCGGAAACTTTTCACGGAGACTTTTAAATGACAATCAGCCTAACGGACATGGCAAGAGAGATCGAGCATTTACAAGCACTGCTCGCAGAGCAAACATCGGAAATCAAGTCGCTTCAATCGCAACTTGCGAAGACGGCGAAAGACCGGACGCGGTTTCGAGATCGAAGCGAAGAGTTACGAACCGAACTGGCGAAGTACGTCAGGGCCGACAATCCAGTTTTGAGAGGAAAGAAGAAATGAGCGAACACAAGTTTAAGGTTGGTGATCGGGTGCGGGTTGTGTCCGTAGGGAGTTTAATGGATGGCATGATATGCAATATCACAGCGACCAACAGCGGGATGAAGTCGCCGTATTTTGTCGAACTGAAAAACCGCAGTGGCGGAAACTGGTTTAGTGAACATGAACTTAAATTGATCGAGCCTGCTCCAGCCGTCAACGAATGCTCGAAGCCCGACAACGTCAATCACCCTGCCCACTACAACCAAGGCGGCATCGAGTGCATTGACGCTATCAAGGCGGCAACAGGAAGCGGGTTCGTCAAGTATTGCACGGGCAACGTCATTAAGTACTTATGGCGATACGACAACAAGGGAGGCTTAGAAGACCTCAAAAAAGCGGCGTGGTATTTGGATCGAGCGATTAAAGAAATGGAGGTGACCAGTGAGTAAAAACATAATTTTAGGCGTCGACCCCGGCCCGAAGGAACATGCGTTTGTTTGGTGGGATGCGGATTACAAGCAAGTAATCGACCTGCAAACGCGACCCTCATTTGAGGCGATGATAGCAACCGATAAACACCACATGCTTTGCAAGGTTCGCACCGTTGCGTGCGAGTGGATCGAGTCCTACGGAATGGCTGTTGGGCAGGAAGTGTTTCGCACGGTCGCCGGTATTGGATGGCTAGCGGGCACGATTGGCACTGAGGTGCGACTGGTGCCAAGGAAGTCGGTAAAGATGCACTTGTGCAACTCGATGAGGGCGAAGGATGCAAACATTCGCCAAGCGTTGATCGATCGCTTCGGAGTGGTAGGCACGAAGAAGGCACCCGGGCCATTGTTCGGCGTCAGTAGCCACTACTGGGCGGCGTTGGCTGTTGCGGTGTACGCGGCGGAGACTCCAGCGAAAGACGGGGAGTATTGGATTGAGGATTTGCGGAAGAGAATCGTTATCTAAGCAAAGTTTGCAATCCCCTCAGCACTTGCTACAATGCGAGTAACCAAGGGAGGGTAACATGCAAGACTTGCTAAAGTCGAAGAGATTTTGGGCAGCGGCTGCGGTGGTTGCCGTTGTCGTCTTGAAGGACAAAGTGCCTTTGAGCGAAGAGCAGATTCAACAACTTGTGCTTGCCGTTGGAGCGTGGATCGTTGGCGATTCGATCCGGCCTTTGCCTAAGCCCGATGAGGTGGCAAAGTGAGTCTCTTTAAGCGATGCGAAACAGCGTGGAAGCCTGACGACGCGATCCGAATCTACAACGAGACTGGCGGAGATCGTCAAGCATTCCGCCGAGCCTATCGACAGCATGCCAAGACCGTTTACGGACTTGATCCCGTGACGGTGATAATGCTGGTTCAGATGGCAATCCGCCTCTACTTCTGGGCAAAGGAAAACGGATTTCTCAGTGCGATCCCGCAGGCCCAATACGGCAACGCTCCCTCAGCGGCTCAACTCTACGCGGAAGCAGAGATCGAAGCGGAAGCGAGTGACGATGAGTAAGCCCGAATCGAGTTGGTTGCCTTGGATCATCGCGGCTGGTGCGATCTATTTTGCATTCCAGAAGCCTGCTAACGTCGATCCAAAGCCCGCTGACGTTAAGGGCGTCGTAGCGTCAACCTTGCCTAACATTCGAGCGGCATACCGAGCGGCGTTTCTCGAAGCGGCCAGCAAGATCGAAAAGCGGGAAATCGTCAATCAAGAGCAGTGGACGCAATTCATTGCGGCGAATGCGGGAGCGAAGCAACGCGAAGCACTCGACCGCGTTTACAACGCAATTGATGAGCTTAAGCTACCGGCTAGCTTTGAGGGCAAAGAGTCAGAGATTGCGAAACTGAATCGAGACATAGCGGGGGCGTGGTGATGCATTACGGATGCTGCAAAGTTTGTGACTACATCCTCGATGCTTTTGCGGCCCTGGTGTTTATCGGCTGGTTTGCTTTGATCTACCTTATGTTTTGGTTGCTCACATCAATGCTGATTGGTTTTGCTTACGACTGCATGATTAGGCGAGCCATGCAAAGACTCAAAAAAGAAGAGGCTAGCGAGTGAGCGAATTTTTTACCGGCTACGATCCAACGATTGAGAGACGCGACGAACTGCAAAGCAATTCCGTATCGATGCCGTTCACACTTCGAGACTTTGCGGCACCGGATGAGATCGACCCGCGACGGTTGATGAGGCACGATAAGCAAGGAAACATGGGGTCTTGCCAAGGTTTTTCGCTGACCAATTGCGGAGAGTATCTGCTAGCTTTAGGTCACGGAGCGGTAAGCGATAAAAGACAGTTTTCGCAACTGTTCGCCTATCTAGAGTCGCAACGGATTGATGGACTACTAGGACGCGATGCCGGATCGACGATCAGCGGCGGATTGCGAGTTGCAAAAGAGATCGGCTATCTACTCGAATCAGCCTTGCCTTATCGAACACCTTACCCAAACAACGCTCGAAGCCTAATTACCGAACAGATGCGACTCGAGGCGTCACCCTATCGCATCCGTTCGCATACGTGGTTGGAATCCTACGATGACATTTACAAGTACCTTGCGAGTGGCAGCGGTGCGGTGCATACGGGAACTACGTGGAATGATTCATTCTATGCTTCCAGTGGCGTTCTAGAGTCTATCAGTCTTCGCGGTGGAGGCGGTCATGCTACAGCGTGGCTAGGCTACTCCAAACGCAAAGACAGCAAGGGACGCAATTACATTTGGCGACTGAACTCACACAACGACTCTTGGACTGAGATTGCCCCGGCGGTTATCGATGCACTTTGCAAGCATCAATACACGTCGATTGTAGGAATCAGTGACTTGAGCCTGCCTGGGCCGCGTAGCGTAGCGTGGTTGCAGTCGAGGCCGCTCGGATGAGCAAACAAGGAGGTTTGATGATGGTGTTATTGTTTTTTGCGTTGTTGTTTTGGTCACAGAGTCCGCAGAGCGATCCTACTCAATGCGATATCGCCCCTGCTTCGAGTGAGTTGATTAGCGAACTTGAGCAAGCCGCAAATACTTTGATTGAACCTGAGGTTGCGGTCGATCCGACTCCCTCACCAAGCGACAAGCCTAAAGCGATCAAGCGTGAGATAGTCATCTTCTCGGCGGATTGGTGCGAGCCTTGCCAACGGTGGAAGCGGTGCGAACAGAGCAAGTTTTCGGACGCCGGTTATACTTTCGCTTATGGCAATCCCGACGATGTATCAAGGGTGCCTCACTTTATCGTTGTCGATGGCGATAAGACGGTTGAAATCAGCGGCTATATGACACTAGAGCGACTTGCAGCGGAGTTGGCGAAATGACACAGGAAAGCCTCATTTACATTATCGGCTCCGGCATAGTTGGCGTGCAATCTACAGCGATAGCCATCCTGTTTCGCTTCTTCGTTGAGGAAAAGAAAACAACACGGGCAGACCTCCAAGAATGCCGAAGCGACCGCGAAAGGCTTTGGGCTAAAATTGAAACGCTCCAAACGGAAATCGGAAAATTATTGAGGGGTGCATAACATGCGAATAAGCGACTTGATTGAGCAATTGGACGATTGGCAGGTGAAGACAATCGATGAGGTGTGGACGGAGTTGAATGAACTTGCTTGGCAATACCTTGACAGCGACAACTACACATGGGGCGGCGTTGCAGACGTGCTAGGCAATGATGGCACCGAAGCACTGCGGGCAGCACTCGAAAACAATGGCTCGAAGTGGGCGGTTTATGCTCTTGGCGGTCAGCCTGGATTGCAGCTGACGCGACCTGAGATACAAGAAGCGCTCTATCTATTCGAGGCGGCTGGTTTGGTGCCCAATGCGTCGAAACTGGCAAAGCATGTCAAGCGAGTTGTGAGCCTACTTGAGTTGCACAATCTCGCTCCCAATAAAAGCCTCGTTGCAACTGTCCTGAGCGGGATGCAGCTTGGAGCGATCAAGCGTGAGAAAAAGGTAATTGCATCGACGCGATACAATGCCTATTGTGCCGCGATGGAAGCGTGGGACGGAAGCCCTGATGCGGAGCCTACTCTGTGACAATAGCCCTACAAGGAAGCGACACAGCAAACGCGACGACAATAACAATGCCAAGTCACGCAGCAGGTGACCTGTTGTTGTTTTTTGCATACCGCGACAATTCCGCGACAGTGCCAACAATTCCTAGCGGATGGATAACGCGAGTTAGTTTGTCACAGTCGCTAGGGTCACTAGTTATTGCTTATAAGCACGCACAGAGTAACGCAGAGACTAGCGGCACTTGGACAAACGCAACGCAGATATTTGCGTCAGTTTGGCGAGGCGATCCGAATACGCTCATCTTCCCGAACTACATCTCAACCAACAACGCGAACAGCACGACGATCAACTACACGGCACAAACAGCCAACACGTTTCAGACGGGCGCGAGCGATCAAGCGTTGGTCGGCTGGGTTGCGAATCGAAACTCCGCGAATACGTTATCGAGTCCGAGCGGTATGACATTGGCACAATCCGCGACAGATGGTTCTGCATGGCAGACGAGGCTTGATTATCAACTAAGCCGGACGACCATCTGGCCGTCAACCAACGTGACGGTGACTAACTCGGCGCCTTGGCGTACATTCGTTTTAAGCCTTGTCGAGTCGGCGGTGTACGGCGTAAGTGGTGGGTCAGCGCGGCAAGTAAACATTAGAGGAGGAGCGGATCAGTGAAAATCAAGCGAGGATCAACAAGCGTTCGACGGCTGATTTTTATTGCCGACTCGTCTAGCACGACAGGAGCAGGCTTGGCAAACTTGACGCACGGCAGCAGCGGATTGGTTTGGTATTACTTTGCTGGTGACTTGTCAAACGAGGTGCAGGTTAGTTTGGTTGCTCCGGTTGGCCTTGGATCTTGGACTAGCGGCGGTTTTATTGCGGTTGACAATACTAACATGCCGGGATGGTATGAAATCGGCATACCTGACGCGGCGATAGATGGCGGCAACGAAGTCGCTATGCAGTTGCGTGGAGCGGCTAATATGGTGCCGGTAAACATCTATATTGAGCTAGATTCAGTAGACTACCAAGATGCAACGGCGTTCGGTTTGTCGAAGTTCGCCGACATCGAAACGGACACTCAGAACATCCAGAGCAGATTACCAACGGCGTTAAGCGGCGGCAGAATAGATTCCTCGGTCGGTGCATATCAAACCGGGTTGGTGCCTAGCAATTTTGCAACGATGAGCATCGACGGAAGCGGTCGAGTGTTGCTACAGCCTACGCAGACGGGCGTAACGATACCAAACGTCACGACGGTGGACGTTGTCAGCGAACTTGGTTCGGATGCACTTAATGCAAACGATCTTATTACCGATATTGGCGTTGTTGTTTGGCAGCAACTTACAACTGCAACTTGGCCCACCGATTCCTTCGGCAAGCAAGTGTTGATAGGATCGTCAACGCAGCGATCAGTTGCGGTAACAGGTAGCCATCACGTTGCAGCGGACATCCACGAGTTTCAGCCGGGCGTTATCGCTGAGGATGCCTTTGCGACGGGTGCATTGTCGGCAAGGGTACTAGCGGCGGATGCGGCTACGGAGATAGCAACGGCGGTTGGTACGTTGCAGGTTCTTACGCGATTGGACTCGATGATCGAGTCTGATGGAGCGGGTCAGTTTAGGTTTGATACGATTGCTCTTGAAAACGCTCCAAGCGGTGGCGGTGGCGGTGGCGGTGGCACTGACTGGACATCGAGCGAACGGTCGGCTATTCGGAGCATCCTTGGGTTTAACTCGAGCGGCTCGGTCGTTGATCCATCGGTTGGTATACTTGATGAGATCAGGGACAAGACCGCGTTGATTACATCAGGCACGGTTTACACGGCTTTACCAGTCACGTCAAGCGGTCAGATTACTAGCCCGTTGGTTATCGGTGACGACTACCTAGCGGCTAACGGCAGAGCCTTTAGTTGGACAGTGGCCTTGCCTACCGGATTTGTTGCGGCTACGGCGTCTTGCCGATTCGGTATGCGATTTGAGGACGAGACGGGCGTTAATTCGTTCGTTGCTACGGGCACGGTAACGGATGCCGGAAGCGGTAACGTGACACTATCGTTCGATGTTGCTAAGACGGTCACAGGCGATCTAAGACCGGGTTGGTATGATTGGTCGGTCGAGATTGTTTCGGCGTCTGGCGTCGAGGTTACGAGGGTTAAAAGCGGTAAGAATGCCGAGTGGCAGGAGAAGCAGACATGATAAAAAAACCGGCCCCCCATACTCAAGGTACTCCCAAAGTGTCTCAAAATGCTACACGCAGACCTTTTGCACAGAAAAACAACAGAAAGTTAGTCCGTTAGTCGGTTAGTCGCATCGCACTTGGGGTAGGGGGCGAAGTGTTCACAATCGAATCACGACGCGATATCGGGATGGTTAACCAAGCACTTAAGAAAAACTGGGACGTAGACAAGGATAAAATCAAGGCGGCTTTGATGGCATGCTTGACGGATCCAGAGTTGGCGGTCGAGGCGGCGAAAGTGCTTTTAGCAGCGGACGCAATCGACCAGAAGCGAGAAGAAGCACGAGCCAAAAAAGAAGCGAAGGACAATGAACTTAGACTCAGACTTCTTGCAGTCGCTCAGTCTGTCCCAGTTGCAGAGCTTGCTCGCATTGCATCCGAAAACGGCATCGTCGGCAGATCCGATCAAGGGCGACGAGCGGATGAGGCAACGTGAGTTGATGCGAAAGAAGCGAGCAGCGGAACGCGACCTAATCATCCCACCTCCATCCGATCCTTCGCGTCGTCTTAGATGTGAGGCTGACTGCTCTCTATGGCTGTCAACTTACTTCCCTGATAAGTTCTTCGAGGCATGGACAGAAGACCGTCTAGCGATGGTCAAGTCGATTATCGACGCGGCTTGCTATGGAGGTGACCAAGCGATAGCAGGGCCTAGAGGTGAGGGCAAGACTACACTTGCCATTCTCACCGCTTTGTTCCTGATGGTTCGCGGCTTATCTCATTTCCCGGTTGTTATCGGCAAGAATGCAGACAAGGCGAAGAAGGAAGTCCGTGACGTCGTCGAGCAACTCCAACAGAACGAAGTCTTCATCGCAGACTATCCAGAGATCGGCATTCCGTTTCAAGCGGTTGGAGCGTGGTCAAGTCGTGGAAGGATGCAGACCGTTGGCGGACGATCAACCAACATCGTCATCGGCCCTGAGTTCTTTGTTTTCCCGTCAATCGACCTGGATCAGTTACCAGGATGGCCGAAGGAGATCAATCCCGCATCGAACGGACAGGTGCTTTACTCATTGGGCATTGACGGAGCGATTCGCGGAACGAAGTACCGGAGCCAACGGCCTACCCTTGCGATCATCGATGATATTGAAGACCGAGACGCTGCGGCAAGTGAAGCACAGGTCGCAAAGAATACCGACATCATCGAGCAAGACATCGCAGGGCTAGGTCAGTCGTCGGAACGCATACCCCGCGTTATGCTATGCACGATTCAGAATCGCAAGTGCATTGCGTACACTTACACCGACCCAAAGCGAAAACCATCTTGGAGAGGCAAGCGGTATCGAAAGCTAGTCAAAGCCCCTGACCGCATGGACTTGGTCGAGAAGTACATCGACATGAGACGCGGTCGCAAAGACGAAGATCCCGATGCCCGCGAGGCCTTTGCGTTTTGGCGTGACAACAAGGAAGAGATTGAACGCGGAGCAGTCGTCTCGAATCAATGCTCATTCAGTCGCAAGACGCACGCAGATGGCGAGCCGATGGAACTATCGGCGGTGCAGAGTTACTATAACCGAGTAGCAGACGTTGGAGCGAAAGCGGTAGCGACTGAGGTCGATAGCGACCCACCAGAGGAAGCGGGGCCAATGGGTCTAGGAATTACTCCAGCCTTAGTCGAGTCGCGTCTATCGGGATTCGCACGAAGACAACTACCCGCTAACACGGTTGCACTTACGGCCGCGATTGACCTAGGCAAGTACAATTGCCATTGGGTTGTAACGGCTTGGTGGCACGGAGCAGGCGGTGTTATCGTGGATTATGGTATTGCTCAGGTCTACGGAACGGACAAGAGCATGGATCACGAAGCATCCGAGCCTATGATCTATGACGCACTCCTAAACTGGCGGGATGAGTTGCTGAGTCGTGAGTTCGTTGATGCAACAGGTACGCGACGGACGGTCGACTTCTGCTTTGTCGATTCAGGTGCTTTCACGAATGCACCGTATAAGTTTGTCCGCGAAGTCGGCGGTATCTTCCATGCCTCAAAGGGTCAGTTCCCATACCATCGAAAAACGAAGTCTACAACAACTTGCATAGCAGGCGACAACTTGCACGCATCGAAACTACCAAACGGCGGGTTGTGGCTTTACGAGCTTGATACCTCGTATTGGAAGCAGTTTGTTCATGAGCGATTTATGACTCCGACCTTCGATGAGTCCAACATGATTCGGCGTGGATCACTTTCGCTCTTCTCCCTCGATGAAAACCAGCGGCATAGTCAATACGCTCAACACATCGCAGCGGAAGAGCTTGTAACGAAGTTTACCGAGGGTAAGGGGGCCAAGACGTATTGGAGCGTTAAGGACACAAACAACCACTGGCTCGATGCAACGTACATGGCAGCGGCAGCAGGCGAGGCGTGCGGTGTTAAACTAATAGCACCGTCAGAGATTGAGGTTCAGCCGAAGACGGTAAGCGGCGATCAAAAGCAGTCACAACCAAAGCCACAGCCAAAGCGTTATCAGCATGGTAATCTAAAGACTCGGCAAGGCGGATGGATACCTAAGAGGAGGAGTTAGGATGGCAAAGAAACCCAGGAAGCCAGAGGCGATTCAGGAAATCCAAACGGAGGAAGCGAAGAAGCCGTACAAAGGTGGAGTATGCGTCGATTATGATCCTGTTGAGGATGTTGCCTCACGCACGAGGATCTACGATGCGAACGGAAACATCACATACGACTCGCTGGAAGATTGCAACCCACAGGAAGTTCCTCATCCAGAGATAAGCCCCTTAACCAAAGAGGAAGAATCGATATCTGAGACGATTCCGAGATTTCGCCCTCGTGATTGCGTTCAATGCACAGCAATGAGGCCAACGCGATCAAGTTACAGTCGAGTGTATTGCACGAAGGGCAACACTCGATACATACGATGCGGATGGAAACCTTGCGGATATCTGTACAAGCAGGTCGAAGAATAGCCACAGGTTTACCATCTACGTGGTAACTACCAGCCATAGGGAATTGAGATTGTCGGGCTGTCGTGTAATCCTTTGCACATGGCAACAGCAGCGAGCTTACTTGCACTCATCGACGCAGCAATCGAAGCCCTCCTGACAGGTGGGGCGTCTTCGTATTCGATTGGGTCTAGGACGGTCACGAAGCTCGACCTAGGCATGCTCCTTGAGGAGCGTCGGCAACTACAACAGCAAGTCAATCGAGAGACGTCGAGCGGCGGAATTAGCCTTGCGAAAATGTCGAGATCACGCCGATGATTACTCGACTTATCGACAAAGCGATTGAAGCAGTAAGCCCGCTTCGAGCATTGCGACGAATGCAAGCCCGAAAGGTGCTTCGATCCTATCTAGGTGCAGAGCCTTCGAGAGTATC